CCAGCCGCAATCCAATGCCGGAACGATACTCGGTGTGATTGAAAAGGCGTATTCATTCGCAGATGATTTTAGCCTTATTCCAAGGGTAATGACAGGTGACGCCAGCGCAGGCAGTTTGGGTCGCACAGCAAGTGGAATCTCAATGGTTCTTAATGCTGCGAATAAGGGACTGAAAGGCGTAGTGTCGAATATCGACGTTAAGATCATGACCCCGCAACTGGAAGCGTTGTTTAATTACAACATGATTTACAACCCAGATGAAACGATCAAAGGTGACTCCAAAGTAGTCGCTCGCGGTGCCGTGTCGCTGATGCAGCTCGAAACACTCCAGTTGCGCCGTAACGAGTTCCTTGTAGCCACGAACAACCCGACAGATGCCCAGATTGTAGGCCCAGAAGGTCGCGCAGAGATTCTTCGTGAAACTGCAAAAGGTCTGCAGATGGATGTAAACCGAGTAATCCCGCCTCGCGGGTCTGTTGTACCGCAGCAACCAATGGCGCAGCCCGGCCAGCAGCAAGCAGCTCCGCAAGAAGGCAAGACACTAGCTGATGGGACCGCGACGACTGACAATTTCAGCCCAGCGACTCAGTAGTTAGTATTCACTATTGACGTATATTTTTAAAGGAGTAGAGTGATGGCTACCAAGAAACCAGCAATCGCTGTAGTGATTGCACCCATGATGCACACGAAGAAGTCTGAAAAGAAGGAATCCATGAAAATGGAAAAGAAAGAATGCCCCGGTATGGAAAAGCGAGAGCGCATGCGTGGGATCGAAAAACCAATGTCCAAGATGGCTTGTGGCGGAAAAGTGAAAGGGAAGTAAAATGTCAAATCGTGAAGAACTCGTAGTAGACCAAATCCTCGGCCAAGATGCAGTTGAGACACCGATTCCTCGGTCTGGCAGGTCGTCTTTTCTGAAGACAGCAGCCGGTACAACTGTTCTCGTTCCAGCCCAGTCGCGTGTTGATCGCCGTGTGCTGGTCATGTCCACTGTGGATACGACTTTCGCAGCTGGTGATGGCGCGGCTCCTATTTTCTCGGTAGGTCAAACCGGTGCTACAACCAAGTTTGTCAATGCGAAGACTACAGGTACTGCAGCAGAAAAGATCATGTTTGACGGTGTGTTGTCGGCAGGTACAGCGCTTGTGGTTACAGCCACTGCAGCTACCGGTACGACATCTACCGGTGCAGTAACGTTCACAGCGATGGTTGTGTAGTGGCAAGAGTACCTAAACACGTGTTGGAATCGTTCAGCCGTATTGGGTTTAACGAAAAGCCATTCATGGACTGGTTGGATACTGAGATTGAAGAAGCAAAAGATCAGATCATGTTTCAAACGGACGAAGCACAGTTGCGTATTTCTCAGGGGCGTGCGCAAAAACTGTCGGAACTCCGAACTTTAATAAAAACCGCCCCTGAAATGTTACGGAAAGCGTGAAAGTAGCCCATCCACTGTTGGTTGATACGTTACGAGTAATGGCACCGAGGAGATAAAAAATGGTAGACCCTAAAAAAGCAGGTGAACAAGCAGACGCAATCATCGCATCACTGAATCAGTCAAAGCAAGAGGTAGCTCCTCCTGTGGAGAATACTGATCAGGGTGCTATAAGCGCTGAGGGGGCTACTGAAAGTCTGCCCGATGTCGGTGTTCCGGCAGTAAGTTCGGTCGCAGAGGTTGATCCAGTAGTAGAGAGTTTGCGTAAAGAAGCGGCAGTAGCCGATCAGAGATGGCGTAGTCTTCAAGGAATTGTTAACAAACAAAATTCCGAGATGGAGCAGTTACGTGTCTTGCTTGCCCAGAGTCACCAGAAACAGGAGATTAAGCAGCCAGATGCAGCCGCGCCACTAAAAGATGTCACAAAGCAAGAAGTCGAAGAGTTTGGTCAGGACTTGATTGACCTGATCACCAAGATAGCCATGGGGGTTACGCAGAACGCCATGCCGCAGTTCAATGCGCGGCTGGATAATATGCAGAAGTCGTTGTCGAATGTAGCTGACACGACTGCCCGTACTGTGGAGGAAAAGTTCTTTGACGACCTGACTCGACGTGTAGCCGATTGGGAAGCGATTAATGTGGACCCTGAGTTTATCCAGAGTCTGCAAGCCATTGACGACCTATCGGGTATGCGTAAGGTCGACTTGCTAACAGATGCGTACAACCGCATGGATGTACCGCGTACCGCACGATTCTTTGAGATTTACAAGGGAACTGTCGCTGCGCCGGTAGTCGTGGAGAAGAAAGAACTCCCACCTGTCCCTGATGTGACAAAACTGGTCTCCCCTGGGAAGTCTAAAGCGACAGTAGCAGCACCCGCTGTCGCCACTAAGATTTGGTCAGGCGCTGATATTGCTTCGCTGTATGCCGCAAAACGAAATGGGATGATCTCTGCAGAAGAGTTTGCCTCACAAGAGCACGACTTATTCAAAGCACAACGCGAGAATCGTCTCGCTGCGTAAATTCAATTAAACAAGGAGAATCACCATGTCATTTCCAGTAGCAGCAGGTAACGTTGTAAGCCCAGCTTACTCCGGTACATTCATTCCAGAAATCTGGTCCGGTAAACTGATCGAGAAGTTCTATCTGTCTACCGTACTGTCAGCGATCAGCAACACGAACTACGAGGGTGAAATTAAGGGTCAGGGCGATAAAGTCAAGATTCGTACTCGCCCAACACTGACCATCAATGACTACCAAGCCGGTCAGACTTTGATAAACCAGCGCCCGACAAGCGACAACGTTGAACTGTTGATCGACAAGGGTAAGTACTGGTCCGCCATCGCAGATGACGTTTTGACTATTCAGGCTGACATTGACCAGATGAACATCTGGTCTGCTGACGCTTCGGAGCAAATGAAGATCGCCGTTGACCGTGAGGTTCTTGGTTCTATCGTCCCTTCGTTCCATGCGTCTAACCGTGGTACGACTGCCGGTAAAATCTCTGCCAACATCAATCTGGGCGTTGCCGGTACTCCACTGGCTCTGACCAAAGTTAACGTGATTGACCTGTTGGTGGACTTAAATGAAGTTCTGTCACAGCAAAATATCCCTGAGACTGGTCGTTTCGTTGTTCTTCCTTTCTGGGCCACTTCGTTGCTGAAGAAGTCTGACTTGAAGGATGCGTCTCTGACAGGTGATGGCGTTTCTGTAATGCGCAATGGTCGTCTGGGTATGATCGACGGTCTGACCTTGTACAACAGCAACAACCTGGCCCACGTTACAGACAGTGGATTCAGCTGCGCTAACATCATTGCCGGTCACACGAATGGTCTGACATTTGCTTCCCAACTGGTGAAAACCGAGACTCTGCGTGCAGAATCGACATTCGGTGACATCATGCGCGGCCTGCAAGTTTACGGCTACAAAGTGATCGACTCTACTGCACTGGCATCTGCCTACGTGTACAAAGCGTAATTTAGCGGGGGGCTTCGGCTCCCTGTTCTAAACTTTCAAGGAGAATTAAAATGGCTATTCAAGCAACATACACAGATGGTGAAGTTATTGCCGCTAAATCTGGTGGCAACTACGCCGGTACTCCGGTTCGTACCATTCTTACTGGTATCTATGACGCGACTCGAAAAAATGTAGTTAGCGGTGACGTGATCCCTGTGGTCAAGTTTCCTGCCGGTACACTGATCGAAAACGTGATCATGGAAGTCATCACGGGTCAGGCAACTGTAACATTCGCTCTCGGTCTGACCGGCACAACCGCTGGCTATCTGGCAGCGACTGCAGTGACTACCGCTGGTGTAAAGACTGCCGGTACGGTGGCTTCGTTGGTAGCTGATGGTGTTGGTGCTCTTAACACTACTGCAGGTACTGTGGACTTGTTGGTTGGTGGTGCTACTGCCACTACCGCTGTAATTAGAGTTCATGTTATTTGCACCATCGCGTAATCCAGCGTAATATGTAGGGGTGGCGACACCCCTATTTTCATTTAGGAGACTCAAATGGCACAGATGCTACGACATAAAGAAACAGGTGAATTATTCATCTACACCGATTTGTACGCCAAATTACCCGAACTCGAACTTGTTATTGAAGACCCAGTAGCAAAAGTAATCGCGGAAGTTGCCGCACAGAATGCACAACCAGAAGAATCGTCTTCTATGGAAATCCCTTCCTTCGGCGCTAAAGCTGTTGGCGGAAAACAAAAACACGGTAAATAGCCATGACAGGTCAGGAGCTGCTTGCATACCTCAGAGTGGACGTACTGCGGGACAATGCGCTTCCATACCTTTGGTCAGATGACCTGATTCTGCGTTACCTCAGCGAAGCTGAAACTAAGTTTGCGCGGAAGACTTACGCGCTGCTGGACGATACTCAGACCTTAACGACTGTAATTGGTCAGTCAACTTACGACGTTCCTGTAGGCACGGTGTTCATTAGTTCTGCTCGGATTTCGACGAACTCAGAAGACATGGGCAACTACACACGTCGGTTCGCGCCATCGGGCTTGTCTACGGCAACAGGGACGCCAAGCATATTTATCTGCGACGAAGCAGCTCGCAAATTCCGTCTGTATCCTGTCCCTGACGCGGTTATTACGATCAACCTGCGTATAGCGCGTCTACCGGCATCGCCTATTGGCCTCTACTCGTCTCCAGAAATCCCTGAAGAGTATCATCTTGACCTTGCTGAATATGTGGCGTGGCGCTGTCTGCAGGGTAACGACGTTGACGGACAATCAACAGGCGCAGCAGACCGACACAATGTAGACTGGCACATGCGCTTATCCGATGCACACCGAGAATATTACAGAATGCGCATGGGCAATAACCCGAGTGCAGTACGCAGTCCTACAGGAAAAAGGAATTAATCATGGCAAAGTCTACCCGAAAAGTGCAGCGATACGCCGATGGTGGGAGCATCGTGTCTACGCTTACAGAGCAAGAAAAACGCCTTGGTGCAATTCCCGGTATCGAAAAACAATTAGCAGCAGCTGGATATAAAGCTCCGGCAGCACAGGCCGCGCCAGCACCTAGCCCCGAACCAGATACTCGGTTTTCAATCCCTGAGTTCACCCGAGAAGATAGAACCACTCAGAAAGCCATTGGCTCAACACGGGTAGGAGAAACTCGGAATACGTTTGAAGACCTGACACCCGAGCAGGTGGCGCGAAACAATCAAATTATGCAGAATATGTCTGACCGAGCCGCAGCGAGTAGGGCTGCTGTATCGGCACAAGCGCAGCCACAGCAGAACATCCGTGGTGAGTATTATGGGTTGAGCGGCCAGAAGTTCTACGACGACACACCCATTCAGCAGCAGGAAGCCGCGCCTGACTTAGGAAGCCTTTCGTTGGGGCAGATGGCTGGGTATGCAGTAAAGTCACGTAGGGAGTCTGCGGCTAGGAAGTCGTCTGAAGAGGATCGTCGCCTAGCTGCGCAGCTCGCGGCGCAAGAACGTATTGCATCTATTCGAGAAGAGGGTGAAGCCAGTCGCTACCGAGGTACACGAGGTCTTGATGTTGAACGGCTAGGTCTTGAGCGCGAAAAGATCGCCGCATTGCAGCCAGGCTACGCAGCCGAAGCAAAGTTACGTGAAACTCAAGCTGGACTTACAGCAGCACAGACCGAGGCTGCTATGTACGGGATGGAAGCTGCCAAAAGAACATCCGCAGCCCAGAAAGTTCTGGATAACCCACAAAAATATTCACCTGAACAGGTAGCTGGTGCCAAGGCGTTTCGGGACAAGGATCTGCAAGACAAGATTGCCTTTGAACAGGCCAAGGCCCGTGCCAAATATGAGGCAGAAAACGCGTCATATCCCAATGCAGTTGTCGCGAGAGCAAAAGGAGGAATTATAATGGGTTACGAAGATGGTGGAGATGTTGTAGGGACAGAGCGACAACAGTATTTAAAAACACCTCAGTCAGCGATAGGTGCCATCGGAGAGCGTTGGGGGTCAATGATACGGCCATTTACGGAGCCAATCGTTAACCTGATAGCACCTGTGCCGACGCCTACTACGTCAACGCCTATTACACCAAAGGCACCGAGCTATGGTATGGAACTGACCCCTGAAGCCAGGGAGCAGATGGGCACACTCGGTCGTGCAAACGGGGGTTTTATACCGGGATACGCCGATGGTGGCGCTATCGGAAACCCTGCACAAAACATTCACCCTGAGCTGGCACAGTATGGTCAGTATTTGCAGGCGGCGGCACAGTCCGGTGTTACTCCAGTTCCATTCGACCAGTACAGAAACTTATTGCAAACTACACGTGGTGCAATGAACCAGACCCCGTCGCAGTTTGCAAAGGGTGGAGCGATTCCTGTAGCAGGCAAGATGTTGGAAGGGCCTGGAACTGAAACATCGGATTCCATCCCAGCGGTTATTGACGGTCATCGCCCAGCCGCCCTGTCAACTGGAGAGTTTGTAATCCCCGCTCACATTGTTCGTGCGAAAGGTACTGAGTTTTTTGATAAACTGTTAGCCCAATACGCAGACAATGGTGAAAAAGATGGCGAGTGACTTCAATGAAGACGAGTTCATATCTGGATTAGGTAATTACATACCGACGCCAGCGCCAGCTGCGATTCCTGCTCCAGAGAAATCCGGTATGTTTAGGCGAGCTGTTGGTGATACGTTAGTGTCAGGACTGCAGTCAGCGATAGCTGGTCCCGAGGTACTTGTAGGTCTAGCTGATATACCTACAGGTGGTGCCGTTGGAAAGGGTCTTGAGTACGCAGGGTATCGCCCCAAAGAAGCTCGTGCAGCCGTTGAAGAGTGGTATAGCCCTGAAGCCAAGGCTGCAGCTGCCCGCGTTGAGGCAGCAAAGGGATTTGTCCCAACCGCTGCGGCGATGATCCAAGACCCAAGCACAATCTACCATGGGATTATTAAGTCAGCAGCACCTATGCTCATGGGTGGTGTAGCCGCGCGCGGCGTGAAGGCATTGACCGGAGCGTCCCCATATATCGCCGGTGCAGCTGGTGAAGGTATCGTTGGTGCAGGCTCGGCAGCAGAACAGATAAGACAACAGACAGAAAGTGGTCGCTTGACTTCGGGTCAGGTTCTCTCAGCGGCTGGAACTGGGTTGGGTCAAATGGCCGTAGGTGCGCTGGGTGGCCGGGCCGCTCAGAAATTAGGTCTTGAAGACGTTGAAACAATGATTGCCCGTGGTAGCCGACGCGAGGCTACAGAGAAAGCTCCCGGAGTGCTGAAACGAATTGCAGGCGGAACCACGCTTGAGGCTGGAGAAGAAACGCTGCAGTCAGCCCACGAGACTGTTATGCAGAATCTAGCGCTTGGTCGCCCAACGTTTGAAGGTGTGTCTGAAGCCGCTGCGCAGGGTATGATTACCGGCGGTGCAATGGGCGGTGCGATGAACATCATGGGTGGCCGCAAACCCAAAGACCTCCTGAAACCCGCCGAGACAAAAGAAACACCTGCTGCACCAGTAACACTGCCGCCCACTGCAGGACTGCAGGGAGAGATGTTCCAAGCCCCTGTTGGCCCAATGCCGCAGGTAAATGCTGAGTTGCTTGCTGATGCAGAGCGGGTGCTTCTTGAAGAACAAACATCCAGAGATTCTGTATTTTCAGCACAACAGGATATGTTTGGTCCACGGCCAGTAGCGGCTCCTGTACCCGTAGAAGTACCCGCATGGGCAATGGAGTCACCGGAGGCGATAGAAGCGCGTAGCCTTGGAGCACCTGGAATGCTGAGTCGTCTGGAAAGACCCGAGACAATACCTGAAACACACCCTGTTCTCCAGTCTGCGAAGGCTGCATATGTTGCTGCGGGTGGAACTGATAAGTCATGGAGCAACCTGCTTGGTAAGCATACAGTAGACGGAATGATCGACGACTTTGCCCTGCAGGACACCTTGGCTAAAAAGACTCGCGACATGGCAAGGTCAGAACAGAATTCCGCTGCGTTAGCCGCGATGCAAGGACTCGCTCCAGAAGCTGTAGAGACAAGTCAGGCCGATATGTTGGCTGGGCAGATCGTTGACGAGATCGCCAAACGCAGCAAGGCAGTAAAAGACTTAGCTCTGAGTAAAAAGGCTTCTGTCAATAAAACTGGCGCTATTGTGGCGCTGAAAGCCCGTGTAGACGAACAAGGCACTACATCGACTGCGTTCCCTCCAACTAAAGTAGCCAAACCAAAGAGGTCTAAATATGCCGTACAAGAGCGACGCACAGCGCAAGAAGTTCCACCTATTAGAGCAGCAGGGGAAACTATCCCCGAAAGTGGTGAAGGAGTTCGACAAGGCGAGCAAGGGCCTCAAGTTGCCGGAACGGGTGAAGCCCAAGAAGAAGTAATACAGGTAGAACCAATCTCTGCGGTAGAACACGCCGCTGCCGAACTGCGCAGGGCGAGAGACCCTGACTTTATTACTGAAACACAATCGGCGCTTGTTGGTAGGGCGATGGACATCGGGGCGGATAAGACTGCGCCTAGAATCGTTGAAATGCTCAACTCCCCACCCACGACGGGCAAGGCAGAAGACAACCTTGAATGGAAACGCAGAGTCACTGCAGAACTCGACAAGATTGAGGCCATGCCAGCTGTAATGCGCTCTGTTGCTGGGCCAACTCAAGGACAGACTGCCAAGGGCGTTATCGACACCCTCAAGCGCTTGTTTGTATCGCCAAGGTTCTTCGACAAGGTTGTTACGGTCGTGGATACCTACGACCAGATACCTGCCAACGTACTGAAGTCGCTGGGAGAATCGGCTAAAAAGACTCAGGGTTTCTTTGACCCACGCACAGGTAAAGTTTGGTTGATCGCCGGTAATATCGAGAAGGGTAACGAGTTTTCTGTCGCCTTGCATGAGATCGGTGTTCACCTCGGCATGAAGAATCTGCTTGGGTCTAACTATAGCAAGCTCTCTTCGCAGCTGCGTAACTGGGCCAAGAACAGCAGTGGCGTTGAGGGAGACCTTGCACGAAAAGCACTGGCTCGTATCGGTCATGCAGAAACCGCTGTAGGAAAACTCAGCGAGTCCGAGGCCAATGATGAGCTTATCGCGTATTTCGTTGAGGAGGCCATTAGTTCTGGAATAACCCCGTCTTCGATGGCGTCGCAGCCAGCCAGCATCCGTGCGTGGTTCAACATGTTCATCACTGCGATAAAGAACGCGCTTCGTAAGTTCGGCATTGACCCAAATACGCTCACAGCTGAAGATATTGTTGATCTGGCCTATGGCGCGGCGAATATTGAACTGAGTACTGAACGTGGGTACACGCCAAAAGAAAATGATATTCGCCAGTCCATCGCAGACGTAATTAAGGACAACGCTGGTAGTTTACGTGAGCTGGCTAGGGTTCAGGCTAAGTTCGCTACCAACGCGACCCTCGATAAGGTGATGTTCACAGAAGACCTGGTTAAACGAGCTGTGAGTCGTGGCCTAGAGACTGCCGCTGACTTTGGCCGGATGATGAACGAGAAGTCGCAGACTCGTAATAAGCATGAGCAGCAGGTTGCCAAGATTCTATCGGAAGCCTCTGAACTTAAAGACCGTGACGCCGCCGAGCAATTTATCAAGGACTCAACTCTTAGTCAGAAGTGGGCGTACAAGCCGGAATGGTTATCTGAAGAATCTGCGAACGTTGATTCTGGTATGAAGAAACGATTCAGCGAGCTATCTGACGAGGCACAAAAGGTAGTGACGGCCATATTTAAGTTCGGCCACGATACCCGTGTCCAGATGCAGAAAGATGTTAACAAGGCCATCAACGATGAGTACGATCGGCTCTTGGAACTTGAGACTACGCCTGAAGGCAAGGCTGAAGTCAATAAACAGCGCAGCGACAAGATAAGCGCTGTAGGAAAATATGTTTCGGCATTAGCTGGCCCATATGCACCGCTGAAACGATTCGGCAATCATGTCATCGTAGCGAAGTCGAAGGAGTATCTGGAGGCCGAGAAGAACAACGATACCAAGGCGCTCGCCAAATTATCGGCAGACCCTAAGCACTATGTCGTGGAGCACGAGGAATACCGTGCGAAGGCCGAACAACGTAAAGACGAGCTGGCTGCAGAGTTCAAAGACGGTTACGCAGAGACTTGGGTAAAAGAAGACAGCCATAAACACGTGACTGAACTTCCTTGGTCTGGCATCGAAAAAATTAAGACTACCATCGAGGGCATGCCAGAGGACACAAAGAACAAAGAGGCGATGCAGTCACTGATCAACAACCTGTACCTGCAAATGCTAGATGAAACGTCTACCCGTAAATCAGACATGCAACGAAAGGGGACTGCTGGCGCAGGTGATATGTTCAGGTCGTTCGCGTCCCAAGGTCGAACTATGGCGCACTACCTGTCCGCGCTGCAGCACAATGCGGAGATCAACAAGTCTATTGCTGCCATGCAGAAAGACATTAAATCCGCCAAGGGCAAAGAGCGCAGTGACGTGACAGCGGTGTACAACGAACTCACAGCACGCTACGCGCAGTCTCTTGAGTACAAGGATAACCCCGCTATTGACGCGGCGATGAAGTTCACCTCGTTCTGGCTCTTGCTGACTAGCCCAGCGTACTATATTCAGAACGCGCTGCAACCATTTATGTTGACGCTGCCTGTCCTGTCCGGTCGCTTTGGTGTAAACCAGTCTTGGAACGCCGGAGTCAAGGCCTATGAGGACGTGTTCTCATACATCAAAGACACTCCGGTGCATCAACTTGATATTGAGAAACTGGATATTGACCCGAAAGAACAGGCCATGCTCAAGGCACTTCAGGCTGAAGGTCTGCTGGATATGACGATCACGCAAGATTTGGGTCGTTTTGTCGAGGGCGAAGGTACTCTGAGCAAGGGTAAATTCGGTAAGGTGATGCGCAAAATCTGGGCTGGGCCACAGCACGTTGAGTTGCTTAATCGAGTTACGTCGGCGCTTGCAGCCTACCGACTGGCCGGAACTGACTCCAAGAACTTCGGTTCAGAGCTGTCCAAGACGACCTATGCCAAAGAGATTCTAAGTGGGACCCACGGTAACTACTCTTCGTTCAACGCGCCCAGGTTCTTCACCTCGTCTGGAGCGATGCGCCTGATTACACAGTTCAGGAAGTACCAGCTGATCCAGCTGACACTGTTAGCTAAAACTTGGCATGATGCATTTAAAAATGCAGACCCAGAAGAACGGGCTATTGCTCGCCGCGCCGGGTTGTGGATGCTCGGCCAACATATGGTGGTCACTGGCGCGATGGGCTTGCCAATTCCAGCTCTTATTTGGGCCGTTGCTGCCTCACTGGGGTCTGACGATGATGAGAAGAAAGACCCTGAACAGATGTTGCGCGAGATGTTCGGCAACGAAGGGTTCGCCGACTTGATGACTCGCGGTGTTCCTGCAGCCCTCGGACTGAGCATGTCCACAAAAGTTGGCATGGGAAACGCATTCTCCGCGTTGCCATTTGCTGATATGCCAAAAGATAAAGCGAGCTATGAAAAGATGTTGATTTCTTCGCTCGGTGCGACCGCCGGTGTCGGAGGCACGATGTTTGACGCGATGGCTAAAATGAGTCGTGGTGACTACCAGAAGGGCATTGAGACAGCCATGCCGGTAGGAGTGAAGAACGCCATGAAGGGGTTCCGTATCGCTACTGAAGGTGTGACAAGCACTGCAGGAGACGAGTTGCTGAAGCCGGAAGACATTTCGTTCATCGACGGACTGGCTCAAGGTATCGGCCTGCCAACCATGAAAGTATCTGAGCGCCAGCGTAGGCAGGGTGTTGTCATCGAGATGGATAAGTTCTACAAGGAACGTACTGCAGACATCAAACGTGATTACATGAGTGCTTTCAGGGCCAAGGACGCCGACGACATAGCCGAAGTCAAAGAAAACTGGAGGAAGCTCCAAGCTGCACGCGTGGCCAACGGGTATTCTAGGCAACCGATGTCAGTTCTTCTCAGAGCGCCGATGGAACAGAAACGACGTGAGCGTAAAGCTGCCGGAGGTGTGGAGTACGGATCGCAGAATAGACGGTTTGTTGAAGCTCTGGACTAAAAAAGAGACCGCTAAATCAGCGGTCTTAAGTTGTGGTGCCCCGAAGGATTCGGAAGCAGGTTGATTATACTTCAGTGTAGACTCTTTAGTTCGTCTTTAATACCCTTTGCATCGTGGTGCTGACGCCACATTATTTCATACTCGTCCCAAGTAAGGTCAGGTCGTAATTTTCTGCATACGTCGAACCACTCTGTTGTCAAAAAGTGATGCGTCATCGTCCGGGGCTGCTTCGTCAGAAGTCATAACTCTGAACGGGACTCCATAAATAGTGTCTTTTATTACACCGTTCGGTACGCTAAATAGTGTGTTAAGTGTGGCCAGCTCTAATGTTAAGTGTTTGAATTGGTCGGACGTAAATATAAGTTCATCTGGGTACTTACCATTTTGAGTCTTATGCTCGTTCAAACAATGCACAACTGCAGTAATTCCGAAAGAATCGTCTCCAAGCATGACATTATGTACCATTTTTATTCTCCTATCGTTTAACTTCAAGCGCGATAACCTTCGCCAGTGACGGCTCGATTGCTCTATCCAAGTCCAGTTTGTTCCAGTCTAGTGCGATACACCGCGCTGGACCTGTCATGTACTCGGTTCCCTTTCCGATGGTGTAGTGCAGGGTCTTATCCTTACCTAACCACCCTCGCTTGTCTGCCGCGTCGATTGCAGCCCTATAGTCAACTTGGTGTTTGGCACACCAGTCACGCACCTTCGACACCAGCAGATAACCTTCGCCCTTGTTGACGATTGCCCGCCCGGTAAATGCAATCCTCGGTTGCTGCAGCGTTATGGCAATTTCATTCGACCGCTTGTCGCCTTCCTTGTCGGTAATAATCATGCCTTGTGACAATTCGTGCAGCATGCGGGTAAACATGTC